TACTTGCATTTGACCATATCAAATAAACCGTATGGATCACCATATTTAAAAATCATAGCTATTTGTTTTTCTGTATTACCTTTATATATCCAACACGTAAAATTAAACATCAGTTTATTATATAATGGGAATTTGTATTTGTTATTCATTGTCACACCTCATATTGTAGTTTAAATAACTGTATAGATTCCTTTTTAGTATAATAATAATAAACTTTCGTAATAAGTTGATCATTAATAATATCTGTTATGCGCCAGGCGCCTTGCATATTTTTATCTATAGTCATTGTGAATACTCCTGTATTGTTTAAATGTAATATTTGTTTTTAATAACATTTTTATAACCTGCGTATGAATCTGACGCCATTGTGAAAATAGTATCTTCATCAATACCACGCATTAATAATTTAATAATATATTCTCTCGGTATAGGTAAAAATCCGAACACCTTATTTATCTTATAACATGTATTGTCTATTTCTTTACTCATTGGTACACCTCCAAAAATGGGGCTAGAAATAGCCCCTGTTAAAATTATATATCAATAGAATTTAAATCATTATCGAATGCAAATAGATAACCGTTTTCAAGCTCGCTATATATCATTCTTGTACGATCTAAATCATTATTCCATTTAATCTTTTTAATTAATTCTTTGACTGCTTTAGCATGGCAATCAATACCGCTTAACTCATAAGGATAACTAATTGTTATTGAATCCTTGCCGTATGATGTGGTTGCCTTAATCCTAGAACCTCTAAAATCCGTTGGTCCTAGATATTTAGTTGTTATATGTTGCATTTTCTGACCTCTCATTTGTGTTGTTAATATCTACCTCTTAATAATAACATATAAGCTATATATATCAAATCATTTATAATAATAATAAATAATACTCAACCATAAAAAAAGCCAGGTTTTTCCTGGCTTTTTCTTGTGATCACATTTCTTGTAATCACATTTCCCAATAAAGATCTCCTTATCTCTCAGAAAATGGGGCATTTCTGCCCCTGTTAAAATTTACGAACCTATAAAGGGTGCCATCTTCTTGTTCACAAAATCTAAAACATCTTGAAAATTCTCAAATAGCTCACACGTATTAGAATGAGCGTAATTGTTAACCTCCATAATCGTAAATCTAGAATTTTCTATTCCAGAAAAACCTTGTGCGACTGATTCACGGTCTTCTAAAATTTCCGCATCAATCCAGATCTGCCATCCCTTGTAAGCGAATGATGGGCAAGAATCATTATGCCATGATGAATTAATACACTGATCCGGTAAAGCGAGATCAGAAAAATTTTCATCCCATCCGTCTAGCATGGTATATCCTACCCATTTATCATTTTGTACTTCTAGCATTTTTTAACCTCCTTTGAAAAAGTCATTAATTTCATTTTCTTTGAAATATATTTTTCAATTGTCATTTCTTTTTTCTTTGAGATCTTGAGATCAGTTTTTTTCTGTTTCATTGTTTCACCTCTATCTGTTGTCTAAATCCTAGTTTATTCTAGGATTATGTATATTAAACCATATAATGATATATAAAGCAAATAGATTAATTTAAAATAAAAGCTTTACATATACATTAAATCCGTGCTAATATGTTTACATATTAGAAATTAATCTAATATATAAGAGGTTAAAACAATGAAAATACAATACAGATTAGATTTACAAATTAAGATTGATTCTATTAACAAGGCAATAAATGCAAAGCAAAAAGAATTAAAAGCGCTAAAAAATGAAGTTGCGTTATCTCATGAAATACACGGCGATAGATGGGAAACTGCAAGATTCGATTTCATTAAAGAAGTTACGGAAAGAAAAGGCTATACAGTACAAGATGGATTTATGACCAAGTACAAGGTCATAGCAAAGTAATCAAAGCTCAACGATTAAGCCCTCTATCCGAGGGCTTTTTTTCGTCCGATTTTTTCACCAATAATCATTCTCAAATTTTTTTTTAAAACTATCAAACAAAAAAAACTGTTTATTTTATAAGGCTCATTCCTAAAATGAAAATCAATCACTATATATTAAAATTGAATCTAGGAAATTTTATATAAGTAATTAAAAAAAAAGGTAAAGATTAAGTTAGATAGACGCAGTATGCTGGTAAAAATTCTAGTAATGATTATAATGGAGGCTCATGAAGACAGAACAAATGACAACCGAGCAAATGAGGCTCGAAGTAGAAAGGCTTTGGATAAAGCATATTAAACTTTGTCAGGACGATTTTTTATATTTTGTCGAAGAAGTTTGGCCGGATTTTGTATGTAGAAAATCTGTAGATCCAGAAGACTGGGGCCATCATCAAATCATAGCTAAAGAGTTTACCGATATAGCTGACCAAAGAAAAGGGAGGCTCTTAATCAATATGCCACCCAGACATACTAAATCTGAATTTGCATCGGTTTACTACCCTGCATGGATGATTGGTAAGTACCCAAAATTAAAAATTATGCAGGTATCCCACAACACGGAGCTAGCAGCGAGGTTCGGGGCTAAAGTACGTAACATTATTGATTCTAAAGAATACAAACAAATATTTGGTGACGTAAGACTGCGTGAAGACTCTAAAGCCAAAGGTCGTTGGGAAACAAGTCACGGCGGTGAGTATTATGCTGCTGGAGTAGGTTCCTCAATCACGGGCCGTGGAGCGGATTTATTGATTATTGATGACCCTCACACGGAGCAAGATTCTATGTCCGATACCGCCATGGAACGTACGTACGATTGGTATGTTTCAGGACCCAGGCAGCGTTTACAACCCGGAGGCTCGATCCTAGTGGTTATGACCCGTTGGGCCGAGGACGATTTAACAGGAAGATTGCTGAAGGCTCAAACCGAACCCAAAGCAGATTCTTGGAAACAAGTTTCATTTCCAGCGATACTCGAATCAGGGAACCCAGTGTGGCCAGAATATTGGGAATTAGAGGAATTAGAAAAAATTAAAGCTTCTATCCCTCTTCGTAACTGGTCATCACAGTATATGCAGAACCCCACGGCAGAAGAAGGAGCAATCCTGAAACGTGAGTGGTGGCAACCATGGGAAGATGAACAATTGCCAAGTTTACAGCATGTCATACAAAGTTATGATACGGCGTTTTCTAAAAAAGAAACGGCGGATTACAGTGCGATCACGACCTGGGGTGTGTTTTTTCCAGAAGAAGGAGGAGCCCCTAATATTATTTTATTGGATGCCATACGAGGTAAATTTGATTTTCCAGAACTTAAAGCCGTGGCCCTTGATGCGAATGAATACTGGGAACCTGAAACGATTATTGTCGAGCAGAAAGCGAGTGGTGAGCCGTTGACCCAGGAGCTAAGACGTATGGGCATTCCAGTGGTACCATTTACACCCACCCGAGGTAACGACAAGCATACAAGAGTAAACGTTTGTGCTCCGGTTTTTGAAAGTGGAGCCGTCTGGTACCCGTACGGTGAAAAATTTGCAGAAGATGTAATGGACGAATGCGCTGCTTTCCCACACGGGGCAAATGACGACTATGTTGATTCCACAACTCAAGCAATATTAAGGTATCGCCAAGGAAACTTTGTTGAGTTATACTCGGATTATGTGGATAGCACAGATAGACCCCCAAAAGAGTATAAATACTACTAGAGGATATTTTCGATGGCTGATAACGAATTAGATACTACTACAGAAGATCTAGAATCTCCTTTAGTAGAGATTGAAGAAGAAGAGATGGAAATGGAGAACGATGAGGAAGTAGAAGAAGGGGAAGAAGAAAACCTTTTTTACGAAAACCTAGCTGAAGATTTAGATGAACGTGTTTTATCTAGAATGGCAAATGAACTCATTTCCGATTACAAAAAAGACAAAGAATCAAGAAGTGATTGGGAAAAATCCTACATCTCAGGCTTAGATTTGTTAGGTTTTAAATACAACAATGAAGCAGGCCCGTTCCAAGGCGCCAGTTCAGTAACCCATCCAATGTTAGCCGAGGCAGTTACTCAATTTCAAGCTCAAGCTTATAAAGAATTATTACCCAGTGACGGTCCGGTGCGTACACAAGTGGTAGGCGAACTAACGGATGAAAAATCAGCGCAAGCTAATCGTGTAAAAGAATTCATGAACTATATGATTATGGATAAGATGGAAGAGTACACTCCAGAGTTCGACCAATTATTATTTTATCTCCCGTTAGCAGGAAGTGCGTTTAAAAAAGTTTATTACGATGATGTAATGCAAAGAGCGGTATCTAAATTTGTACCGGCTGAAGATTTAGTGGTTCCGTATTACGCTAGTGACTTAAATGATTGTGAAAGAATTACACATGTCATTCGTATGAGTGAAAATGATGTATTAAAAAAACAACGTTCAGGTTTTTATCGTGATGTAGACATACTACCCAGTCGTTTAGACGATGACGATATTAAAGATAAATACGATCAATTAGAGGGGTCCAGTAACAGTGACGACTCTGATTATCAATTAAATGTTTTAGAAATGCACGTTGATTTAGATTTAGATGAATTTGATATCAACGGTGATGATGAAAAAAATATTAAAGTACCTTTTATTGTAACTTTAGATGAAGGCTCAAGAGAAGTCTTATCTATTTATCGCAATTATGAAGAAGAAGATGATTTGATGAAGCGTAAAGCATACTTTGTTCATTTTAAATTTTTACCAGGTCTAGGATTTTATGGGTTTGGTTTAATACACATGATTGGCGGTTTAAGTAAAACGGCAACAGCAGCATTAAGACAGTTGCTCGATGCAGGGACATTAAGTAATTTACCCGCAGGTTTCAAGAGCCGTGGGATGCGAATCAGGGACGAAGATCAACCGTTCCAACCTGGAGAGTTTAGAGATGTAGATGCTCCTGGTGGAAATATTAAGGATCAATTTCAAATTCTACCCTTTAAAGAACCTTCCAATGTATTAATGTCGCTGTTAGGTTTTGTAGTAGCAGCTGGACAGAAATTTGCAGCCATTTCAGAAATGCAAACAGGCGATGGTAACCAACAAGCGGCCGTGGGTACAACTGTTGCACTACAGGAACGTGGCTCAAGGGTCATGAGTGCGATTCACAAACGTTGTTACTATGCAATGCGACAAGAATTTAGACTTTTAGGTAAAGTTTTCGGAACTTACTTACCACCGGTCTACCCGTATTCAGTTTACGGTGGAGATCGTTTGATAAAAACAAAAGATTTTAGTGAAGAAGTGGATGTAATTCCGGTTGCAGACCCAAATATATTTTCAATGACTCAAAGAATTACTTTAGCGCAGACACAATTGCAAATTGCTCAAAGTGCTCCAGAGATGCATAACGTTCATGAAGCGTATCGCCGTGTTTACACAGCGCTGGGCACTAAAGATATTGATAGTTTGCTCAAAGCTGATATCCAAGATGCACCAACTGATCCTGCGATGGAGAATGCTAAGGCTTTACGTATGAAAATACCAGTGGTGTTCCCAACACAAAACCACGATGCTCATATTTTTTCACATATAGCATTTATTAAATCAAGAATGGTACAAGTTAACCCTGCCGTATACGCATTGTTACAATCTCATGTAAGTGAACACATTTCATTGAAGGCTCGAGCACAAATATTGCAAATGATTCAGAATGAAAAGCCAGAATTAATGCAACTAGCCGAACAAAACCCAGAACAGTTTACGATTTTGACTGAAAGTATGGTGGCTGAACGTGTGCAAGCTTTAACCGAAGAGATGGTAGAGGCTGAAACTTCTACACAAGGACCCGACCCCATTGTTGCTTTGAAACAACAAGAGTTAGACTTACGAGCGATGGACATGCAGCGTAAATCTGGTGAATTTAATGAAGTAGAAGGTAGAAAACGTGCAGAGTTTGACGAAGGTTTAGATTTAGACAAAATGAAACGTGAAGATGCAGAAGCATCGTCTAAAGAACGTATTCGTGTAGCTGATGACAAACTTGCTTTAAATGAAAAGAAATTAAAAGTAGATAAATCAAAAAGGGGTTAAGTAATGAAAAAATTAACTAGAACCGTACCACCTAAACGAGGACCCAAGCCACAAGGTTATAAAAATGGTGCCGATGTTGATTTTTATGCTGGCGGTAATGAAAACTTTCAATACGGTGGAGGTAAAGCATCATATACTTTTGATGGTAAAAAAAGTTCTATTACACCTAGTCTTTCGGGTTCTGCATATAAGGTAAAAGGTAAAAGTATTAAAGGAAAATTTGATAGAGTAGGCTTAAAAGGTGATGTCAAACTAAATAAAAAGGTAAAGGTAAAAAGTGAAGTTTCTAGAAACGTACACGGTAAAAAAGATTACAGAGCAATGATTGGTGCAGAATATAAAAATAAAAATAAAGAAGGTAAGATAAGCATTGATGATACTGGAAAAGTAAATCTTAATTTTAAAATGGGCTTTAAACACGGCGGTTGCCCATTTCGTGAAGCAGGGGTAAAAAGCGCTATTAAAGGTGTGAGCGGTATACAGGTTAAAGGTCAAAAATTTATAGGAACTAAATAATGTATGATATAGACACGCTTCTTGCAGTAAAAAGAATGATTGAAAAAAGAATTGAGAATATTAAAGAACATATCATATATAATATAGACAACCTAGAAGCTTTGTCGTATGCTAAGGGAAAGCTCAACAGCATGGAGCTGTTGCTACAGGATCTTAAAGACCTGCAAAAAGGAGAAGACTAAAAAATGACTAACATCATTAAGCCCGCTTATATTGAAGACGAAACTATTAAGTCTGAAGACATCATCCCAAAAGGACCCGAACAAACCAAAGAATATTTAGAAATGATACCAAACCCGGTGGGTTACCGTATGTTGGTTAGACCTTATTCGGGGCCTAAGAAAACAAAAGGTGGTATTGCTTTATCTGACAAAACATTAGAAACCATTGAGATGACAACCGTTGTCGGTTTAGTCGTGAAGATGGGTGATCTCTGTTACCAAGATAAAGATAAATTTCCAAAGGGGCCTTGGTGTAAAGAAGGTCAGTTTATAATTTATGGTCGTTATGCAGGAGCCAGGTTTAAAACTAAATTTGGAGAGCATAGAATAATCAACGATGACGAAATCATTGGTACGATTGATAAACCCGAGGATGTCCTCGCACTATTTTAGGAGTAAAATATGTCTGAAACACAACAAGAAGTTGAATTAGATTTAGATGACGTTCAAGAAGAAAGTATTGAACTTGAACCCAATGAAGTAGTCATTGAGGAATCTGTTAAAGATGCTGTTGGCGAAATAGATTTAGGTTATAAAGACCCTTTAGAAAAACAAGAAGTGACAGAAAAAGCAGTAATGCCGGAACCAACAGATACCAACTCTGTTGAAGAACCAAAAACAGATAACCTACAAGCTGATTCAGAAAAAGTTCAAAAAAGAATTGATAAACTTACTCGCAAATACAGAGAAGCTGAAAGAAGAGAAAAAGCTGCTTTAGATTACGCTAAAGGTTTACAGACAAAGTATGACACAGCTAATAAAAAAGCATTCGATGCTGATGAAAGTCTTACTAAAGAATTTGATGCAAGGGTAGACGCTCAAAGAGAACAAGTAAGGATTAAATTGCAAGATGCCATTGAAGCAAGTGATTCAGCTAAAATTGTTGAGGCTAATGATGAATTAACTAGACTCGCAGTTGAAAAAGAAAAAGCTAGACAACGCTTTTTAGAAATAGAAGATTTAAAAGCCAAAGAACAAGAAGTTAAACAACAAGAACCTCAGCAAAATCAACAAGTTCAACAACCAGCACAACCAAGTCTTAAAGCTCAAAACTGGGCCGAAAAGAACGATTGGTTTGGTAATGATAACGTCATGACTAACGCAGCATTTAGTATTCATGAGGAACTTGTTAAAGAGGGGTTTGACTCAGAGTCTGACGACTATTACAATGAAGTAGATAACAGGCTTAAAGGATATTTTCCAGAAAAGTTTGCCCCTGCTGAAATAGTAGAGGAAAAGAAACCCGTTCAAACTGTTGCCTCAGCGGGGCGTAAACAGCAAGGACGCAGAACCGTGAAACTCACCCGTTCACAAGTAGCGATAGCTAAAAAATTAGGGGTGCCACTAGAAGAATACGCTAAATACGTGAAGGAGTAATATTATGACTACAGAAGATGTAAAGAAAAGAACCTCACGCAGCTCAAAGGAGAATAAAGAAATTCGTAATAAACCTTGGGCTCCACCATCAAGTTTAGATGCACCCCGAGCACCGAAAGGTTACGCTCATAGATGGATAAGGGTAGAAAGTGCTGGTTTTATGGACACAAGTAATGTTTCTAAAAAACTCAGAGAAGGTTGGGAATTCGTTCGAGCTGAAGAAGTGAAGAATGAAATTGGCGACCATGACTATCCAGTTATTTATGAAGGTAGATATGAGGGGTTAATCGGAGTTGGTGGCCTTGTGTTGGCAAGGATACCTGAAGAAATTGTCGAACAACGCAAGAAGTATTTTATGGGAATTACTTCTGACCAAGTTAAAGCCGTTGATAACGATATTTTAAGGGAACAACGACCAGAGATGCCTGTTAATATTGACAGACAGTCTCGTGTAACTTTTGGTGGTAACAGAAAGTCTTAATTTTTTAGCTTTTCTTTGCCACAATTATTTTAACTATTTTTAAAGGAGTTTAATCATGGCAAATAGAGATGCCCCTTTCGGACTTCGTCCAATCGGCAGAATAGGTGGAACACCCTATACTGGCGGACAAAGCCGTTACAGAATAGCTAACAACTATGGAACAGCTATCTTCCAAGGTGACATGGTAATGCATGTAACTGGTGGTGGAATAGAGATACACGCCGATGGCGGTACAGTTCCTATTGTTGGTGTATTTAATGGTTGTAGGTTTACAGACCCTTCAACAGGAAAAGAAAAATTTTCCAATTTTTACCCTGCTTCTACGGCGGCCGCAGATATTGAGGCCTTCATAATTGACGATCCTATGGTTGTATTTGAAATTCAAGCGGATGACACTTTCCCAATTGCTGATTTATTAGGCAACTTTGATATTGTGTACACAACTGCTGGAAGTACAACAACTGGTTTAGCTGGTTCAGAATTAGACGTAACTACTGGTGCGACAGGTACAAACCTTCCACTAAAAGCTATCGACATTTCTCAAGACCCAGGTAATTCAGACGTAGCGACTGCCAACACAAATGTGAAAGTAGTAATTGTTAACCACATATTCGGCCTAAAAGGTGTCGGATTAGCATAAGGAGAGTAAATTATGGCAATTTCAAGAGCCCAGCTAGTCAAGGAGTTAGAGCCCGGTTTAAACGCTCTCTTTGGACTAGAGTACAACCGTTACGAAAACGAGCATAGTGAGATTTTTGATTCTGAGAGTTCTGATAGAGCTTTCGAAGAAGAAGTAATGCTATCAGGTTTTGGTGCGGCTCCTGTAAAATCTGAAGGTGCAGGCGTGTCGTTTGACGATGCAACTGAAGGTTATACAGCAAGATATACGCACGAAACTATCGCAATGGCTTTCGCTATTACAGAGGAAGCAATTGAAGATAACCTATACGACAGATTAGCAGGTCGTTACACAAGAGCACTAGCACGTTCTATGGCTAACACTAAACAAGTGAAAGCTGCAAACGTACTAAACAATGCTTTTAACAGCAGCTTCACAGGTGGTGACGGCGTTGAACTATGTTCAGCAGTTCATCCTCTAACAAGCGGCGGAACATTTGCTAACGAGTTGTCAGTAGCGGCTGACCTTTCAGAAACATCTATGGAGCAATCATTAATTGATATCGCTGCATTTGTTGACGAAAGAGGTCTAAAAGTTGCTTTACAAGGTGCAAAATTAATCATTCCAAAAGAACTTCAGTTCACAGCGGAAAGAATATTAAAAACACCAGGTAGAGTAGGTACAGCAGATAACGATATTAATGCTATGGCTAACATGGGTATGATTCCACAAGGCTATACCGTAAATCATTATCTAACTGATACTGATGCTTTCTTCATTATGACTGATGCACCTAACGGACTTAAACAGTTTGTTAGATCACCAATCAAAACTGCTATGGAAGGTGACTTCGATACAGGTAATGTAAGATTTAAAGCAAGAGAAAGATATTCATTTGGGTTCTCTGATCCTAGAGGAATATTTGGTTCTCCAGGTGCTGCTTAATTAGCTCACTAGGTAACTAATTAAAGGGGACTTTCGAGTCCCCTTTTTTTTGGGTATACTTAACCTACCAAGATATTTTAATAAGTGTAGACTGCTGACTTGGCAGACTTGAAAAAGACTACATTTATATTAAGGAGATTACTATGGGTAATACAACATACAGCGGTCCAGTCAGATCAGAAGGCGGTTTTGAACAAATTACTAAAACTGCAGGAACAGGTGCAATAACAACTAACTTTGATATAGATGCAAGCGGTAACATTTCAGGTACTGGTACATCTAGAATCACAGGAACAACTACTCTTGTTGTCC